AAATCTTCTTGAGTCATAGGCCATTCAGATTGTATATTGATAATATTATTACATTTTAAGACTAACCAATCTAATGTAGAATCTCCATAGAAACTATAAGCAACATTATCTGGACGGTCATCACCTCGGATTTGATATTTCTCAAAAACAGTTAAATCTTGAAGAATATCTTCTCTAAGACGAACACCTTTAAATAGATTTTTTACTTTAACATAATCACCAATTCGAGAATCTGGCAATCTACTAACGTAATTAAGATCTGGGACTTTGCTGAAATAATTTGACATTTTAGTAACCTACTGTTCCTTGTACTTCTTTATAATCAGTATTAAATACTGGTTCGAGTTCTTGGAAATTTAGTGTGAGTTGATATGAAACCATTGATCCATCAGAGTATGTAGCATAACTACCATCTGGCGTATAATTCACTGATGAAGACATCATGGCACACTCTTTAAATCTATTTAAGTATGCATGTTCAGTTCCTCTTTCATTATAATATTTTATTCTCCATGTATTAGGTGATTTTAAGAATAAATTACTTCCTACTGCTCTTGGTGCCATTGCTTCTTTAAAGCAGTAAATAATGTCTTTTACATTTTTTGCTTCATCTTTTGTTCTTGGGGATAATTTAAAGGTAAATCCAAATGATCTTAACTGAGGTCCATTAAACAATAATTCCATATTAGGATTCATTACCATACCTTCTCTTTGTAATAATTGACTACCTGTTCCTGTTATTGAACCAGCTATTTGTTTTTTTAATGCTTCTTTTATTGACTCTTTATTTCCTCCAATTGTACCAGCAGCATCTTCCATTGCTTTCGTGAAACCTTCTCCTCCTCCTTCTAATGCACCTAAAGCAATATCTGACTTTGCTATATCAACAGCAGTCATTGATTTATTTCCCCAATCTACTGCATTATTATCAGTAATACCACCAGGAATGGGAAGAATTACTCTTTTTACTATGGTTTTCTGATCTAATTGTGTTTTTGATTTAAATCCTACAGTGCCTGATGTAGAAAGTTCTTTTGGTTCATATTCTAAACTAGCAAATTCTATATAATCCTGACCATTACCTGAAAGACCTGAAGGAAAAATTATTACAGTACCATCTTTTTGTTTTGTATCTTCATATCCACCACCAGCAGTGCCGACATCTGCAGGAAAAGAATCATCAACACCTGCATCACCAGCTTGCTCCACTGAAAATCCAGCAATATTATTATTTGGATTAATTAAACTATTTGGGTTTCCAGTTCCAGATTGTGCAGCAGCACCTAATGCATCATATTCTTGTTGTGCAATATTAAGAGCAAAGTCTGTTACTTTTGCAGCATTTTCTGGAAGATTAAAGAAATAATTTTCTGCTTGAGATGTTGCCCCCTCTATACTTTTAAAATCACCATCTTCTGCACTAATAGTACCAATAGTTGTATTTTCACCATCTCCAACTTTTACTACTGCTATATCTCCAGTTTCTTTATTAACTATAGGATAAAATTTTGAAGTTCCTAAATTTCCAGTATATTTACCATCCTTTGATTTCCAACTTCCCACAGGAAATTGGTTCTGTACAGAACTACTTCCGTATACGTCTCCCCAGTATCCATCTTGACCTGGACCAGTAGCTGTTGGACTATATGTCATTATAGAATCTTTTTATTTATTTAGTAAGAATTTTCCGTATTGTAATGCAAGTAACTCATCTAGTTCTTGAAATTCGACTAAATGAAGTTTTCCTGCAACTTCTGCCCATGTATAATTTCTATAATCTTGCCAATGAAAGTTTAATCCCCTAAATCCCCACTTAAATAAATCCACACAGGCAATTAGTGGATGTTGATCATAAGTTATGTTAGGTGTTTTTGGATTGTATATAAAGGTATAGAATTTTCCTACTTCTGGTAGAATTTCTTCAATAGTGAAGATTTCCATTATAAGTAGCATTATTTCTTCAGGATCACTGGTATTTGCATCCAAGACCATTCTCTTAAGTTCTTCTACTCTTTCGGTAGGATGTCTTTCGAGATCAAATTCTTTTTCTTCATTAAAACCGAAGGAGTCTGTCATTACCTAATTCCTAGTTCTTTTTCGGTGATGATTTTGAATTCAATTTTTCTATCTTTACACCATTCACCTGCTGCTTGCCATTTTGCTTGGTTTACTGCATATACTGTAGATTCACGGATAAAATTCTTTGTCACATTCTTTTTCTTTATAGGTGGACGAGTTTGTTTTCTCGGTTTCACCTCAATCACATAGGTCTTTACTTTTCCAGTCGATTCTTTTATTTTAATAAGAAAATCTGGAAAATAACGATGTACTCTATTATCTAGGGGAGATCGATAGGGTATCCAAAATTCTTCACTACCCCATTCTATGATATTTTCATTTATATCACAGTAATTGCAAAATTTTGCTTCCCAAGAACTACGACAGATAATATTATTAACATCACCCTTATATTTCCTTGGTTTTGTGGGTTTAAATAAACTCTTTTTACTTTCAGCCATACATAATATATAAGGTCAAATAGTATTTATAAAATGCCTATCAAAAGAGGCACATCTGCCATAAAAGCTAATCTACTTAATCCTGCTTTAACTTCGCATTTTGAGGTTCAGATTCCCCTACCTCCTTTCATGACAAGTGAGTTAGAGAGTCGTGAGAGAATAAGGTTAAATTTACAATGTACAGAAGCATCATTACCAGGATCTAATATAGCAACTACAGAATTAACTAATGATTTTACGGGAGTGACTGAGAGACATGCATACAGGAGAATGTTTGATGAGAGTATGGATTTTACATTTTATGTTGATGGTGAGAATTATGTTCCTATAAAATTCTTTGAGAAGTGGATGAGAGGTGTAATGAATGAAGATGAAAATGCTCAACTAAATCCATTATTTTCAAACTATAATTATAGATCAAGATATCCTGATGATACTAGTGACGGATATTGTTCCAATGGATTAACTATTACTAAATTTGAGAAGAGTTATTGGGAAAAACAGAGTGGAAGATTGCAGTATCAATTTGTTAAAGCATGGCCAAAGGCAATGACTTCTATGCCAGTTTCATATGATGGTTCTAATCTTTTAAAATGTACAGTTTCTATGACATATGTTAGATATGTGTTGATGGGATTGGATGCTGGAACTATTTCTTCACAAGCAATCAAACCACCAGTTAATAGTGGAGCAGGAAGAGCTACTAGAGGTACTAATCCTTGGCTTGATCTTGGTATTGGTATTCTTAATGATGCAACTGGTTTAAACGTATCTTCACAGGCAGCTCAGAATGTTTTAGACTATTTTGGCTCATAATCTCAAAAACCCTTATATATAAATATACGCACTGAAATTATTATAGGATATTATGCCATTACCAAAGATTGCTACGCCAACCTATGAATTGGTTTTACCATCAACTGACCAGACAATTCAGTTTAGACCTTTTTTAGTAAAAGAAGAAAAACTATTAGTACTTGCTTTAGAAAGTGAAGATAATAAGCAGATTACTACTGCTATTAAATCAGTATTAAAAAATTGTGTTCTTACGAAAGGAATTAAAGTAGAACAACTTCCTACTTTTGATATTGAGTTTTTATTCCTCAATATTCGTGGTAAATCTGTTGGAGAAGAATTAGAAGTTAATATTGTTTGTCCTGATGATGAGACAACTCAAGTAACTGTGGATATTAATTTAGATGATATTCAGGTTCAGAAGAATGAAGAGCATAACAAACAGATTAAGTTGGATGAAAATTTGATGATGGAAATGAAGTATCCATCGTTAGATCAATTTATTAAGAATAACTTTGATTTTAATGAAAAGAATCAAATGGATCAGTCATTCCAGTTGATTGCTTCTTGTATTGATAAAATTTATAGTGAAGAGGAAGTTTGGGCAACTGCTGATTGTACTAAGAAAGAAGTTAATGATTTCTTAGAGCAGATGAATTCAGGTCAATTTAAGTTAATTGAGACTTTCTTTGAGACTATGCCTAAATTATCTCATACTATCAAAATTACTAATCCAAAAACAAAAGTTGAGAATGATGTGGTATTGGAGGGATTGGCATCTTTTTTCGGTTAGGCATGGTTCATATGGACCTTGAGAATTACTTCCGTCTCAATTTTGCCTTGATGCAGTACCATAAAT